TCTTAGAGTTGCGCCTCAACGACATGGCTCGTGAAGCTATGGGTGACACACCCGTCAGTCTAACCAGCCCTGACGACAGGTCTATGCTCTTGTACTCCCGCAAGGTCAAAGACAAGAACACATGGTCTGCTGTCTTCAACTTGGGCATGGAGCAGCGTGGGGCTACGATGAAACCCAAGCAGCGCACCCGCATGACTAAGAAGGATTTCAAGGCACACGTAAGTAGCAAGACAGATATCATCTTCAAGACGGAGGGGCAACGATGCCCGACTTGTTTGGGCTTTGGTCGTGTGCGTCCTGTACGTAAAGACGGCACACCAAGTAAAGCGTTGCGTGTGTGTAAGCAGTGCGGCGGCAAGGGTGTAACCTATCGTTCGACAGGAGAGGTCGCTGGGTTCAAGATCGTACCACGTAATGTGCGTGACGTTGCATCAGCAGGATTTAAGACGGACAAGGAAACCCTCGCTGAGATACGAGACACACTCAGCGGTCCTGCTCGTGAGTTCGCAGATGCGTACGTCAGATACAACGCACTCCGAATGTACTTAGGAACTTTTGTAGAGGGCATGAAGAACAATGTGGACGACAGGGGACTCATACATCCTGAATTTATGCAGTGTGTTACGGCGACGGGTCGCCTTTCGAGCCGCAATCCTAACTTTCAAAATATGCCACGAGGTAACACATTTGAAATCAGGAAGGTTGTCGAGAGTCGTTTTCAAGGCGGCAAGATTATTGAAGGTGATTACTCGCAACTGGAGTTCAGGGTAGCGGGGTTCCTTGCGAGGGATAATCAGGTATATATCGATGTAGGGCAGGGCACAGATGTACACAGTTACACTGCCAGCGTGATAGGCTGCTCTCGTCAAGAGGCGAAGGCACACACCTTCAAGCCACTCTATGGTGGCACTACGGGCACAGAGGCCCAACAACGCTACTACAGAGCTTTCAAGGATAAGTACGAGGGGGTAACCAACTGGCACGATTACCTCCAGCGAGAGGCCGTAGAAAAGCGCGTAATCACCCTTCCAAGCGGAAGGCAGTATGCTTTCCCTGATGCACGGTGGACTAAGTACGGCACAGCTACATATCGAACCAACATCTGTAATTATCCTGTACAGGGGTTTGCTACAGCGGATTTGTTACCTATCGCTCTTGTCGAACTCGACGGATTCTTCGCAGAAAATAATCTGCAGTCTGTGATATGCAACACTGTACACGATTCGATTGTTATCGATGCACACCCGAACGAAATAGACATATGTATCAAGTTGATGCAAGAGGCTATGTTGTGCTTACCTCAAGAAACAAATCGTCGTTACAACGTGATTTATGATATGCCTGTCGGCATCGAAATAAAAATGGGCGATAATTGGCTTGACTTACAAGAAGTCGATTTGTAATATCATTCTACAACCCTAGAACAGGAGATGGATATGTTAGGAACAGAAGTGTTGGAAGTTGAAAAGGATCTCGACAGCATAGTGGCAGCTATGACCTCAGAGGACATAACTGAGATTATGAAAGTTACTGGTCAAGGGACCACGTCATCCGAAAAGGTTGGGCTACCGCGACTCAGTATAAACTACGATCAAGAAACGGATGATGGCACGAACCTCAAACGAGGGGATTGGAAGATGTACCTAGATGGCAGGTTCGTCTACGCATCGGAAGTTGTCTTGCGAACTCTGCTACGTACTTTCGAATATAGTATGTGGGATGCAGAGGCTAATGAAGGTAAGGGTGGCTTCTCGTGTAAGTCTATCCAAAAGACTTCCTTCGGAGGTGCTTTTCCAGACACTGAGGGCGGGGATAAGTGTGGTCGTTTGTCGAGGGATGAAGAGAACGCCCTAGACAAAGACGATCCACGATACTTGTCGAGTCGTGCAGTTGTCTGTAATCAGGTGATGTATGGGCATATCAGTGGTGCTTTTCGTGAAGCAGACGGTACGCCTGTAGATGTGGTGAATGAGCCAGTTGTGGCGTACTTCAAACGGTCAGGTTTCAAGCCTATTGCTGATTTCGTTTCGTCGCTTGCGAAACAGAATAAGCTGATGGTCTTGACTGAGATGAAGTTGACTACAAGCAAACAGAAGAAGGGTAGTGTAACCTATTGGACTCCTGTTCCTTCCTCTGCTGGTGTCGTTAAGACTTTGACCGATAAGGATAAAGACTTGATGGCTAACTTCGCTGATACAATCAAAGCTCACAACGATACAGTTATGGGCGAACATCGTGAGGCTGTAAAGCTGATCTCTAGCGGTGACGACATAGATCTTGCCGCAGAGTTCAGAGATGCTGCTTCTGGTTAAACTCCAAGACTACCTAAATAAAGTTGGGCAGGGGGACGTAAATGTCTCCCTGTCTAGTTTAGCGCAGTTCACAAAGGACTGCAAAGAGTCTGCAGCTAAACAAATATCTAAGGATGATAGGACGTACCGAATACGTATGTCTGGTTTGGGCAGACACTTGTGTCAACAAATCTTAGAAAGAGATGGACACAAAGAAGAGTTACCCTACAACGCTCCCACCCGTTTTTGGTTTGGTGATCTGTCAGAAGCCATGATGATGTGTATTATGCGCGAAGCTGGTATAGACATTGTTGATTTCCAAAAAGAAGTAGAACTAGAAATAGCTGGTCACAAGATACGAGGCACTCTCGACGTTATCATACGGGACGAGTCTGGTGTCGAAAAGGTGTGGGACATCAAGTCCGCTAGTGATTGGGCTTTCAAGCACAAGTTCGGATTCGGTGGTTACGACTCTATAAAAGAGGATGACCCATTTGGATATGTGATGCAGGGGTACTTGTATGCCACTGCTATGAATATGCCGTTTGGAGGCTGGATCGTTATAAACAAATCCGGTGGACAGATTGCTGTAGTTGATGCCCCAGAGTGGCAAGATGAAGACCGTGTCAAATATATGGCAGACGCTGAAGAGCGTGTCAAGTTTTTGACAAATCCAAAGTCGAAGCCTTTCAAGCCTTTTCCAGATGAATTCGAAACATACAGGGACGGTGGGCTGGTTCGTACAGGCAACAAACTTATGCCTAAACCTTGTGGTTTTTGTGGTCACAAACTTCACTGCTGGCCTAAAGCTGAGATACACGGTAAAGTTACATCGAAAGCTAAGTTTCCTCCGTTAGTGTGGTATACACGGCTCAAGAAGAGGGGGCTATGATATGCCATACTTATTTGTCAGGAACTATGAAGTAGATTTGATGGACATGAACCCTGACCTATATCACGTCTACGTGGAATCATCTAGGGGTGAAGGTGGGGACAGGAAGTTGGTGTACATCAGACAGAGTCAACGAGGCTTACCTATGTGCTTGCGTGAGAACTACAGCAAAACAGGAACCTTGTCCTTTCAAACAGAGAAGCGAGACATATTGCATCTTGAATCGGAACTATCTAAGATATCTAAAGTGTCACAATCAGGAGCCAACGTATGCGTCCCATTGATCCACTTGACAAACGAACTTTCTATCCTAGAAAAACAATCCCCAAAGGTCGCAGGATACGTGCTAAAAAGAATGGGATCGATAGGAATGCAACTGTGAAGAGATCACAATTTAGGTCTAACTTTGAACTAAGCATGGCTAAGTCGTTGGCTAGAAAGTCTGTGCCTTATGAGTATGAGTCAACAAGATTGACCTACGTACCCAAGCCAAGAACGTACACTCCAGACTTTTATTTGCCTGATCAAAAGATATTCATCGAAGCGAAGGGCTACTTCGACAAGGGTGACAGAGTGAAGATGCAGCTTGTAAAGGAGCAGTATCCTGACCACGATATACGCATAGTATTTCTTAATTCTAAAAACAAGATATACAGAGGCAGTAAAACCACGTATGGTATGTGGGCCGATAAACACGGATTCGAATGGGCTGAAGGTGCAGTTCCGGAGGAGTGGCTGAAAAATGACGATTGATGATAAGCAATTAGAGAAAGCAAGTCTCTTACCCGACAGATGGTACATCATACTCAACAAACTAGATGATGAAACATTCTCCATATCAGCGTATGATACAACAGAAGAGGACGACTCTCAGTATTTTGAGGCTGGCACCATAGTCCTCAACGGCATCATGGAGCTTATCGATTCAGACTTTGAAAGAGTTACCGCTGCGGGTATGGCTAGATTAGCCCACGAACATGTACGAGAGTCTTTAGCGGAGGCTACAAATAGTCCCGAAATCAGTAGAGAAGAAGGCACTAACGTAATCAAAATAGACTTCGGAAACAAGCAATGAGACACGAAGAATACATGAGGCAGAAGATGAGTGATATGCAAACTAACGCCTACAAAAATTGGGCAAATGGAGTAGACCGTGATAACGTCAACAACCCGCCACACTATAATCAAGCAGGTATCGAATGCCTTGATGCAATCGCGGCGGCGACAGACAATGGCTACGAATACTACCTGCAAGGAAACATCATCAAGTACCTCTGGAGATACCGTTACAAAAACGGAGTCGAAGACCTCAAGAAAGCCCAGTTCTACCTCGACAGATTAATCAAAGCAAAAGAAGGACAAGACGATGAATAATCTATTACCCACTCCCTACCAAGAATTCATACACAAGTCTCGCTACGCCCGTTGGATAGAAGACGAGGGACGCCGTGAAAACTTCGATGAGACTGTAGATCGTTACATCGGGTTTATGTCGGATCATTTGAAGGATAAGTTCGACTACGTTCTTCCCGACGGCGATATAGATGACTTACGTGAGGCTATCCTCAACCTTGAGATTATGCCGTCTATGAGGGCTATGATGACCGCTGGACCCGCTTTGGCGCGAGATAATATCTGTGGCTACAACTGCAGCTACATCCCTGTGGACAGTCCTCGTGCGTTCGATGAGTGTATGTACATCCTGATGTGTGGCACAGGTGTGGGCTTCTCTGTGGAGCGTGAAAACGTGGACAAGTTACCTGTGGTGTCGGACAACTTTAGCAAGTCGGACACGGTAATTAACGTAGCAGATAGCAAGCCGGGATGGGCGAAGGCTTATCGTGAGTTGATTGCGCTTCTCTACGCTGGACAGGTACCACAGTATAACATAGACAGTGTACGCCCTGCAGGGGCACGTCTTAAAGTTATGGGTGGACGTGCATCCGGCCCACAACCTCTCGTAGACTTGTTCAACTTTACAATCGAAACATTCAAGAAAGCAAAGGGACGTAGGCTCTATCCAATAGAGTGCCACGACCTTATGTGTAAGGTGGGCGAAGTGGTGGTTGTTGGTGGCGTACGCCGCTCTGCGCTGATTAGCTTGTCGAATCTGAACGATGATCAGATGGCACACGCTAAGTCAGGGCAGTGGTGGGAACACGAAGGACAACGTGCCCTAGCCAACAATTCTGTAGCCTACAAGTGTAAGCCGGAGATGGGTACGTTCATGCGTGAGTGGCTTGCCCTGTACGACTCCAAATCAGGAGAGCGTGGTATCTTCAACCGTGAAGCAGCGATTAAACAAGCAGCGAAAAATGGCCGTAGAAAGCTGCATGACAAGCCTCTACTTGATGATTCGGACTCACACTACACCATGCACCCACGTAGGATTACATCAAGTTACATTGAGTTTGGAACTAATCCTTGTAGTGAAATAATACTGCGTCCACACCAGTTCTGTAACCTGTCAGAAGTAGTGGTGCGTGAACACGATACACTCAATACCCTAGAACGTAAGGTGCGTCTAGCTACCATATTAGGGACAATACAGTCCACCCTCACTGACTTCAAATATTTGAGGAAAGTATGGAAAGACAACACAGAAGAAGAAAGATTATTAGGTGTGTCCTTAACTGGTATTATGGATCACTCAGTTTTATCGAAAAATGTAGATTCAAAAATCTGGCTAGAAAAAATGCGCGACACAGCGATAGAAACGAATCGACAGTATGCCCAGACTCTAGGAATCCCACAAAGCAGTGCCATTACCTGTGTCAAGCCGTCGGGCACTGTGTCTCAGCTAGTGGACGCAGCAAGCGGTATACACGCTAGACACAGCGAATACTACATACGCACTGTGCGTGGGGATTCGAAAGACCCGCTCACACAGTTCCTTGTGGACTCTGGTGTGCCAGCGGAACGTGACGTGATGAAGCCAGAGTCAGTGACGGTGTTCTCGTTCCCTATGAAGTCACCAGAGGGTGCTGTCATGCGTACGGATACAACTGCTATAGAGCAGCTTGAACTGTGGAAGACATATGCTATACACTGGTGTGAACAC